TAATAGATTATATACATTATGGATTAATTTTTTTAATAATTTATAAATTATTATTTTTTATATTGTTTTTAGATTATTTTTAATCGTATTTAGATTATTTATAATACTATTTAGATTATTTTTATAATAATTTATATTATTCTATAGAGTAATCTATAGAATATATTATTTAACTACTAAAATAATATATTCTTCTATTTATGATTTAACCTCTTCCGCTTTAGTTTGCTTTAATTTATATAATTGTCGTCTTCGTTCGTTTATGTAATCTCTATTTGCATTATAATAATTCTTCTTTTGTATAGTTATTTGCTCTTTATGAGCTTCATTATATAATTTATTTTGTATTTTAATTCTCTCTTTATTTAACTGCTTATAAGCTCTATTTTTTGCTCTTATATTTAATCTATTATCATTTCTATATTCTGCACGAGTTCGTCCAGCTATAAACATGTTTACGCATTCATTTTCCTTTTGGTACTTGCCTTCAATCCGTTCTAATTCTTGCTTATTATTACATTTACATAATTCAACTAATTCTATTTTGTAATCTCCTCCCTCTATTACTTTAAATGATGAATAATAAGAATATTTAGTATTATCTTTTGAATAGCAATAAAAGTCTATTACATGCTTGGCTAATCTTGCTTCTAAACTTTGAGTTGTAGACCCATAATAACAAAGGTTTAATGAAGGACTAAATATTCGGTAGATTTTTGCATTTTCGTAGTTAGGCATTTTATATACTAAATATATTATTTTTTTCTTTAACTACTAATTTTCCTAAATAATATAATTAATTAATTAAATTCTTTTATTAAAATATAATTTTAACGAACCATTCCTGAAAACTTACCGCCACTCATAGCACCACCGCTGTAAACCCCACTTCCCATAGAATGCATAGTCTTCATTTTCTGCTTCATAGCTTCTTTAACAGCTGGCATCTGCTCGTTTCCTGCGTTTTGCATATCTCCATGAATTCCACCACCTAATACTCGGTTGTATTCGGCACTTAATACTGGATTAACCATTTGCAAAGATTTAGAATCTTCAACAAGCGATTTAGTTAAAATACCTGTGAAAATCTGCGACGAACCAGCTACAGTAGAGAAAATACCGCTATTAACCGCTAAAATAACAATTTCAGGAGTAATATTTGCATTTGAAGCAGTTACATATTGTGTAACACCTAATTTCACTTGGAAGTTAAACGAACCAATACAGCCTGGAGCTAAATACGATGGAAGCGATAAATCAGTTGGCGACACAACAAAGATAGAGCCAGTTGTTGCTTGAGTGCCTAAACCAGCATTTCCTGAGTCACCACCAGTTTTTGTAACTAACTGATTTACTCGTCCGCTGAATTGAGCCCAAGTTTGTTTAGAACCATTCTTAACCGATAATTGGTATAGCGAAAACTGATTAGCAGACGATAGTAGACCTGAAGCATTATTGAGATTAATAGAAACATTATTAATAACGCAGTTGTATTCGGCATCTTGAACTGTCATATCCGCAAGAGATTTACGAACACAGATAATAAATAGATCCGGAAGCTGATTTAACTGAATATTGTTGCTACTTAATGATTTTTCTGTTCCTTGACCTGCTATAGCAACATTAGTAGCTGTAATAAAGCGTGGAATATCAGTATATGGGACTACATTTTTAGCAGTAATTAAATCGGTGGACTGCGAGGAGTTAAAGCATACAACAAGTTCTGTTCCAGCAAATGGAATTGGACTATTTGATGTACCGCCATCAACATTAATACCTAATTCAACTTTAGTAATAACAGTAGAGGCTACACCTACTGATAAAAAGCGTTTAGCGGTTGAATCAATATTAAATACGAAATTCATAGCATTAATACCTACTAAACCCTGATTGTTGTAGGCTGGTTGTCCGTAGATGAAAGGCGATAAACCAATAATAGGTTCAAATACTTCAACTTCATACGCTAATTTGAAGATATCAGTATCATTACCTGAAGTTAGGGTTTTAGTTGGAGCATTTGAACCCTGTTTTCTGCTGAAGTCAACAAGTTTAACTGGATAAGAGCCTCGTGGCTGGAAATATTTATTGTATCCAGTCTGATTAGCAGTAGCAAGAACATTATTAGCATTTGAGGAGGCAATATTTGTAGTATAAAGAGCAGTATTAAAATCTACTAAATTGGGACACATACCGTCATATTTAGCAAGTTCCTCCTGCGACATCATTTGAAGCAATTGGGGGAGAATATCCTGAATATTTGAAGACACATTAGAATTGTTAATAGTTGCCGAAGCAGTTGTGAATAAATGATTTAATGGAAATGCTTGAAGAGCGTATTGAGAGCCGTAACCACCTGCATAAGAACCTGAAGCAACACCTGTTTCTGTTACTGTAAAGCGAATTGTGGATCTAACAAATACCTCACGATCTACAATAACATTTTCAGAGGGGACTGTTACATTAAAAGTTAAGGACGAGGCAGACTGCGAGATTGACTGGAAAGGCTGGTATGTTTTGGAAGCCGCACCACTTTTAACCGCATAAGTAAGTTTATCTGTGATTCCGCCTAATACCGAATCACGAACAAGAACCGTGGAGAAGTCAGAGGACATTTTTATATATATTAGTTATATAATTATTTTAGTTAGTAATTTCTAAACAAAAATAATTAATTAAGAAAATGTCATAATATAATTTCCGCTTAAATCTCTCACAACTTTTAAATTAGCCACTTTATAATTTCCACTTAAATCAGTACCACTTGTATCAAATAACTCATTAATTGCTGAAGTTGCATCAATAGCATTTAACAAGGCTTCATGGGTCATAATCTCATAACCTTCAATTCCATAATATTTACCTAGAGCTTGGGTTTCCTCTAAACTCGTTCTATCAAAGTCGTTAATAGCCATTTATAATATATAAATATATTTTTATTTATTATAAAATTTAATTATAAGTTTTAATATTAAAATGAGAGATTAATCTCTCTAGCGTAAATCTCTCACATTCATAGAAGCCAAATTTATTTGCTGGTTTTCTCCTAATACTTTCTTTTGAAATAATAGTTTAATAGAGGACATAGCTCCACTTGCTAAAGTAAAAGGGATTAAAGTACCTGTTTTGGTTCTCCAAAAAACATTTATATCAATATTTTTGAGAGATTGATTACCTGTTAAATCTATCATACGATAAATTTTGGGAGTAAGTAAAATATTGGGTCTATATCCTTGTTGATTACTCTGCAAATCTGTAATAACAAAAGCAAAAGCATTATCTAAACTTGAACTTGGTGGACTTGATCCAATTGAAGAAGATGCTGTAAATTGATTTACTATAATAGGAATTGAAGTAGTAGTAAATACAATAGCATTAACTGGCGTCCATGTATCAATAGTGCTTATTTCTTGGCTTTGTTTTATTAATAATTTTGAATTACTATAAATGTCTGTATATGTTGCTGGTATTGTTACAACTCCTGTTGATGAGTTTGTATATGTTGATAAAAATGTATAAGGAATAATAGAATTGAGAGCAGGACTTGGAGTTAATAATCCTAAACCTGAACTATAAAAATTTAATGTATAATATAATTCTCTCTTTCCTGTGCTATTTGTTATTATTTTTTTGGTTGCTGGAAGACTGCTAAATAAACTATATAATGGAGCATTAAAAGCAAGTTCAAATTTAAAAGGCGTATTTGATAAAGCAACTCCTACTGAATTTCCACCTCCACTTCCCCAACTAATTTCAGGCATAGCATAATTAATATTAGCAATTACAGCATTAGCTGCCGTTTGGTATGTTTCAAATAACATAGAAACATATACATCAGCAGTTAAATTGCTTTCATTCCAGTCAATAAAGGGAGGTGTTGGGTATTGTCTCGCACTAATACTTAAAAATTGATTTGTTATTCCTGCATTTCCTATTCCAACTATCCAATTATTATATATAAATTCCATTAAATTTTTATACGCTAATTTTAGAGTTTTATTAACCATAGTTATAAAATTGTTATAGCTATAACAATAATAATAGGGATATAATGCTGTGTTTTTTCCTGTTAATGAGTTTTGTGTTGGTACTGTTGCATCTTCTAAATCTTTAATCCATTTTACGCTTTCAATTGTAGAGGTTGATGAAATATTGCTTGGAAGTGGTATAACTGTTCCTGAAGATGATGTTAAACTTCCGTTTGTTGCTGTTAAAGCCACTTTATAAATTGTTTTATCAGAGTCAAAAGTTCCTGTTTGTGTTAAATCAGGTTCTCCTACTATTACAGGCAAATTATATGTATCTAATTGAAATCGTGCTACACTCATGTAATAATCTCCAGTATTTTTAATTACAGGGGTTTCTCGTGTTTCTAAAAATTTAAGAGGTTGTTGCTCTTCTGTTGTAGCGTTATATATATTTGCTTGTTGCAAATCAAAGTACACATAGTCAGGATTATTTAATTGATTAAATTTATCAACTTGAGACATTTATATATATATAAAATGTTATTTAAATTATTCTTATGTTTTAAAACTTTTTTTGTATAACTGAGAGATTAATCCCTCAATTACATTAGTGTTCTCACATTTACAGACGCCATACTTATTTTTTGTTTTTCTCCTAATATTTTCTTTTCAAATAAGAGTTTAATAGAACTCATAGCTCCACTTGCTAAAGTAAAAGGTACTAAAATACCTGTTTTTGTTCTCCAAAAAACATTTATATCTATAGTTTTGAGAGGTTGGTTTCCAGTTAAATCTATTTTTCTATCTAATTCAGGAACATATAATATATTTGGTCTGTATCCTTGTTGGTTAGTCTGCAAATCTGTAATAATATAATCAAAAGCATTATCTAAACTTGAACTTGGTGGACTTGATCCGATTGAAGAAGATGCTGTAAACTGATTCACTATAATAGGGATTGATGAAGTTGTAAAAACAATTGCGTTTATAGGCGTCCATGTATCAATTGTGCTTATTTCTTGACTTTGTTTTATTAATAATCTTGAATGACTATAAGCAAATGTATTAGTATTTGGTATTGTAATAGTATTTCCGCTTGTATATGATGCTAAAAACGAATAAGGAATAACTGAATTTAAATTAGGATTTGGATTGACTAACCCTAACCCTGAACTAACAATATTTAACACATAATAGGTTTCTTTTAATCCTATTGAACTTGTTATAATTTTCCTTTTAGCAGGAAGACTGCTGAATAAACTATATAATGGAGCATTAAAAGCAACTTCAAATTTTAAAGGTGTATTTCTTGCAGGAGTTCCTACATTATTTGTAGACACTACCGCCCAAGTTGTAGCAGGCATAGCATAATTAAGATTATCTATAACCGCATTAGCTGCCGATTGATAAGTTTCAAATAATAATGTTACATAGACATCAGCAGTTAAATTTGTTTCATTCCAGTCAATAAAGGGGGGTGTAGGATAATGAACGGCTGTTATATCTAAAAATTGGTTAGTAATTCCTGCATCTCCTATTCCAACAATCCAATCATTATAAATTCGCTCTATAAAGTTTTTATATGCTAATTTAAATGTTTTATTAACCATCGCTATAAAACTATTATAACTATCACAATAATAATATGAAAATAATGCTGTATTTTTTCCTGTTAATGAGTTTTTTGTTGGTGCTGTTGCTGAATCTATACTTTTAATCCATTTTACGCTTTCAATTGTAGGGACTGACGAGAGAGTGCTTGGAACTGGTATAACTGTTCCTGATGGTCTGCTGTCCGGAACTGTATAATTATATATTGTTCCTCCTGTATTAGCAAGGAAAAATGCTTCTCCATTATTAGCCATGGAAATACTGCCTCCATACATTAAACTTGGATTAATATTTGGAATAGTAATAGTTTGTGATAATGTATATGTTTCTACACCTGCTCCTCGTCTATAAATATATATTGATGCACTAGCAGGAGCAGTCACGCTAATAACTGAACCATCATTACTCATAGAGACTGATGCTCCCCAGCCGACAGAATTTATGCCTGTTATAGTAGACCCATTAAGAAGAGCAAATGAGTTTCCTGTTCTTTTATAAATATTTAAAAAATCACCTGTTCCTGATGA